TGACGGGGGACTGCTCGGCGCGGCGTGGCGGCAGCGGTTCCGGGCTACGCCCTTCACCGCTGCCGCCACGCCAGTACTCTCATCCTGATTGACGCGCTGCTCTCATCTTGTTTGACGCGCGGCAAGATGCCGCGCAATCGACGCGATGCGCCAGCCTTGCCAGTAAAGCGAGCGTGCGATCTTGCGCACGTCCGTTTCGCGTTGAATCGAGTCCGTCGTGTCGAGCATGCGCCAAGCGTAGGGCTCCGCGCACGCGTGGGCACGCGGATCAATGCGTACCCGTGCCAGCAACGCTCGGGGAACGTTGAGCCGTAGCCGACGAAGGCCGAACATGAGAACCACGCTCACTCAATCACGATGGTTCGACCTCTCGCTATGGCAACCAACAAAACGAAGTTCTTTCGCGTCGCAGTAGAAGGCGCAACCATCGATGGTCGCGAAATCAAGCGCGATTGGCTCACGCAGATGGCAAAGAACTACAACCCGGAACTGTACGGCGCGCGCTTGAACGTCGAGCACGTCAAAGGATATGCGCCGCTTTCAGCGAACAGCCCGTTCGGCGCATACGGCGACGTGACGGCACTCGAAGTGCGCCAGATCGATGACGGTCCGCTGAAAGGAAAAATGGCGCTCTACGCGCGAATCGACCCGACTGATGATCTGATCACGCTGTCGAAAAAACGCCAGAAAATCTATACGTCGATCGAAGTCAACCCGGCCTTCGCCGACAGCGGGGAAGCGTACTTAGTTGGCCTCGCCGCCACGGACGATCCGGCAAGCCTCGGCACCGAGGCGCTGCAATTTGTCGCGAAGCGCTCGAACAACGTGTTCTCAGCGCCATGCGAAACAACGCTTGAATTCGACGGCGACATTGAGTCTCCGAGCCTGCTTTCGATCGTCAAGGGAATGTTCGCCCGGAATCGCACGACCGACGAACAGCGTCACAGCGACGTTCACCGAGCAGTCGAAGAGGTCGCCTGCTTCGCTACGAGACAGGCCCGCGAAACCGCGGCGCTCCGCATCGAGTTCGCTGCGGCCCGGCAGGACGCGACGGATGCAAAGAAGCGCGCGGACGAGGCGTTCGCCGCGGTGGAAACGCTGACCGCGAAGCTATCGTCAACGGATAACGGCGCGCCGCGACGCCCGCCATCAACCGGCGCGACGGGCGAATTCGTGACCGACTGCTGATCCCTTCCACGCTCATATCTCGGAGCCCCCATGAAGAAGGAAACGCGCTTGGCGTACAACAAGTACACCGCGCAAATTGCCAAGCTCAACGATACGTCCGACGTGTCAACGAAGTTCACCGTCGAGCCCACGGTGCAACAGACAATCGAAACCAAAATTCAGGAATCGAGCGAGTTTCTGAAACGCATTAATGTGTTGCCCGTGACCGAGTTGGAGGGCGAAAAGCTCGGTTTGTCGGTATCTGGCCCGATCGCCAGCCGCACCGACACGACCAAGGTGGACCGCCAACCCGTCGACCCGACCGCGCTCGACAGCGCCAAGTACCGTTGCGAGAAAACCGATTACGACACGGCGATTACGTACCGCAAGCTCGATGCATGGGCCAAGTTCCCGGATTTCCAGCAACGCATCCGCGACGTGATCGTGACGCAATCCGCGCTGGATCGGATCATGATCGGCTGGAATGGTGCCGAGGCTGCGCCTACGACCGACAAGGCCGCGAACCCGCTGTTGCAAGACGTCAACATTGGTTGGCTGCAACAGTACCGTAATCGAGCGGCGCAGCGTGTTCTGCATGAAGGCACCAAACAAGCCGGCAAGGTTCTCATCGGTAAGGACGGCGACTACGCCAACCTCGATGCGCTCGTGATGGACATCGTTTCGTCGATGATCGACCCGTGGTTCCAGGAAGACACTGGGCTCGTCGTGATCTGCGGCCGGGAATTGCTGCACGACAAGTACTTTCCAATCGTCAACGCGACGCAGGCGCCGACCGAACAGCTCGCAGCCGATTTGATCGTCAGCCAAAAGCGCATTGGCAACCTGCCGGCTGTGCGCGTGCCATTCTTCCCGAAGCGGGCAATGATGGTGACGAGGCTCGACAACCTATCGATCTACTTCCAAGAGAGCGCTCGCCGACGCTCGCTCATCGACAACCCGAAGCGCGATCAGGTCGAGAACTACGAATCGTCGAACGACGCGTACGTCGTCGAGGATTTCGGGTGCGGCTGCGTCGCGGAAAACATCGAACCGGTGGCAGCATGACCATTGACACACCTGCTCGCGCTCACTACGCGCGGGTGACAGCTGCACGCGCGGCAGCTGCCGCCTCGCCCGGTCAAACAATGGCTGGCGCGACGCCCTATGAGCTGATGCTCGCGAAGCTCGCATCCGACCGGCGTGCGCTCAAGAGCGTGCAGTCGATCGCCCGGAAGATCGAACTCAAAAGAAAGCTGCTGCCTGAGTATGCCGACTACGTCTCGGGCGTATTGGGCGGTGGCCGCGGCGCACAGGATGATGTTCTGGTCACTGTGATGGTCTGGCGCATCGATGCCGGCGACTTCGACGGTGCGCTTGATATCGCATCGTATGCCCTGTCTCACGGCCTTGCGCTGCCCGATCAGTTCGAGCGATCGCTTGCCTCTCTCGTCGCCGAGCAATTCGCCGACGCAGCACTCTCGGCGTTCATGGAAGGCGGATCATTTGATGCCGTGAGCCTGGAACGCGTTGACGAGCTGACGCGCGACGCCGACATGCACGATCAGGTCCGCGCCAAGCTCTACAAGGCACTCGGCTACGCGCAACAAGTGACCGATCCGCCGCGCGCACTCGAATATCTGCGTCGAGCTCTGTCGTTAAACGATCGCGTCGGCGTGAAAAAGGACATCGATCGGCTTTCGAAGCTGGTCGAGACCGTCGACCGTCCGAGCGACGCCACCGACGGTCAGTAAAGAGCCCTCCCCGGCATGGCGGCACCGGCGCTCGATCCCTACACCTGATGGAAACGGGAACTGAGCGTCGGTCCACCGTCACCCCTGAGCACCTGGATATCATGAGCAGCTTCATTGCTATCGCCGATACGACTGTACCGGCCTACCCGGCCAACGCCACCATCATCAGAAACGACGGATGGTTTCCCGACATCGATCTCAAAGACCTACGCGAAGCAATGCGTCTCGATGGCACGGTGACGCACGAGCGGTTGCGCCTAGCCACCGTCGACGCGATCGCGAGCATCAACGATGAGGTTCGGGCATGGAAAGCGGCGCGATGCGCGGAGGGGTACGCCGATCTGGCGAGTGTCCCGGCTGGCCAGACCGACGGCGTCAGCGCTCACATGCTGCGGTACCGCCGCGCGGTCTACAACTTGACACGCGCCGACCTGACTGAGCAATACCGCGCCTACGACGTCACGAAGACGGGTGCCAACGATGCCGAAGTCCTGGAGGCAACGATATGCGAGTCGCGTCGCAACGTCCGGTGGGCGCTGAATGACATGCGCGGCGTCCCGCGCTCAACGATCGAGTTGATCTGACCATGATCGTCCGGGCACTACAGGGCGATACGGTCGACTCGCTGTGCTGGCGCTACTACGGTCGCACCAACGGCACAGTCGAAGCGGTGCTCGAGGCGAACGCCGGCCTCGCCAACTTCGGTGCCATTTTGCCCGTCGGCACTCCGGTCCACTTGCCGGCGCTCGAAACCGTGACAGACACAAAGCCACTGCTGCAATTGTTTGATTGACCCAGGAGCCTCCCTACATGGCCGGATCGCACACCCCAACCGCCGTTCCGTTGACCGCGGTCGGTATCGCAAGCCTCGCGCCGGGCATCGACGGGAATGCGTTGATCGGCGCGTTTACAGGCGCCGCGCTCGTTGTCGTCACATCGAAAGAGATCAGCGTCGGCCGGCGCGTGGTCTACATGCTGATCTCGCTCGTGATGGGATATCTCGCGGCACCGGAAATCGTCAACGCCACACCGATCCATTCGACAGGCGTCGCAGCGTTCTTCGCGGCCGCTCTTGTCATCACCATCACGCTTCGAATGATCGATCGCGCGAGAGCCTGGGATCCACGCTCGATGTTCCGAAACCGGGAGTGACATGTCTATTTCGTTGGCTCTTATCACATGCGTCGCACACCTCGCGACACTCGTGCGCGTCCTCACCTTTCGGCGAAATGGCGCGCGATATCGGTACCACGTGTCGTGGGTAGAATGGGTCCTAGTTGCTGTGATGGGCGGGTCGGCGATCGAGCTGGCGCTGCACCTCGGGCAAGTCGGCATTTTTGAAGCGGCAGCGGCAGTCCTGCTGGCCGCGCTTGTGCTCGGCGCGCGCGGCAACGTCGCACGCCTTCTCTGGAGCGATTGACCATGAAGACGCATCGCCTCGGCGACCACGGCGACGACGTTGCCCTGCTGCAACGCCGGCTGGCCCGCGCCGGGTTCCGACTGGAAGTGACCCACCTCTACGACGACGTGACCGAAGCCGCTGTCGCTGCCTTTCAGCGGAAGGCCGGGCTCATCGACGATGGAATAGCCGGCCCCAAGACATATGCCGCGCTTGCAACCGGCCAGCGCGATCCGAAGCATCTCGGCGGTGCCGATCTCGTGCGAGCAGCGCAAACGCTTGACGTTCCCGTCGCTTGCCTGCGCGCCGTGCTCGAAGTGGAATCCCGCGGCTCCGGCTTCCTGCCCAATGGTCGGCCCGTTATCCTGTTCGAGCGACACGTATTTTGGAAGCGGCTCAAGGCACGCGGTGTCGATCCTGCACCGTTGTCGACGAAGAATCCAAACATTTTGTCGCAAACGCCGGGCGGCTATCAGAGCGGCGCCGCGGAGTACACGCGCCTCGCTTCTGCCGAGGCGATCGACGCCGCTGCCGCATGGGAGTCGGCGAGCTGGGGCGCATTTCAGGTAATGGGCTACCACTGGCAGCGTTTGGGCTACGCGAGCGTCGACGATTTCGTGGCTCGCATGGAAGCTGACGAAGCCGGCCAGCTCGACGCCTTCGTGCGGTATGTCGCGGCTGACACGGCGCTCATCGCCGCGCTCAGGGCCAGGAAATGGGCGGCATTCGCGAAGGGATACAACGGCAGGAACTATGCCGCGAACCTGTATGACGTCAGGCTCGAGCGCGCCTATGAACGCTACGCAGCGGCGGCCGAGGACAGCGCGGCGGTAGTCGCGTGAACAGGCTTGCCATGAAGCTGATCGCGGCATTGTTGACTCTCGCCGCGTTCGTTGCGGGGGCGTGCTATGTGCGTGCGCTGCGTGCCGATCTGGCAAATATGAATCGGCTTCTTGTCGACGCGCGAAAGGGCATCGCAGCCCGGGACAGCACCCTTCAGCAGGTGCGTGACGATGCCGCTCAGAAGGCGACCCAGCAGATGCAATTCACTCGAGCACACGACGCGATCGCCTCGAAGCTGGAGGCAACACGGCTCGAGAACCGGAGATTGACCTATGAAACCGACGAGCTTCGCGCATGGGCTGATACCCGCTTGCCTGACGACGTTGTGCGCCTGCACACAAGCCCCACTCTCGCCAGCGCCAACGATTACATTGAACGAGTGCCCGGCGGTCAGCCAATGCACGCTACCGGCTATGGCGCCGCGAACGAACGGTGACCTAGACGCCGCCCTCACGACGGCAAAGGCCGCATGGGCCGCGTGTGCGGCCAAGGTCGATATGATCGTTTCGTGCCAAACGGAAGCGCGGCAGCGTGAGGTCGGGGCACACGCCCATGATTAAACCCGCGAGCCTGCGAAAAGCGCTTGTCGCGGCGATTCCATCTCTCGACGCCGAGCCCGACAAACTGGCGGTGTTCATCGACCAAGGATCGATTGTGGCGACTGGTACACGCTCGCTGTCGTTCGAGTATCGGTACACGGCGCATGCGCTCGTGATGGATTTCGCGGGCGACGCCGATGGGGTCTTCATCGCGCTCATCGAATGGGCCCGCAAGAATCAGCCGGACCTCGTGACGAACCCGGACGAACGTGCTCACGGCATTACCTTCGAGGTGGACATTCTCAACCATGCGACGGCCGATCTCTCTATCAAGCTGGCGTTGACGGAAGGCGTGGCGGTGACGACCGGGCCGGATGGTAGTCGTGTCGTCGTGACCTGCCCCCTTCGGTAGGGCCAGTCGGCTTCTAGCAAAGTCCCTTTAAACCAGCTCCTGGAAAGCGGCAGGAGCATCCGCTGTTGCCCGATGTTTCGCCGCGAACTCTGCTGGCGAAAGATAA